CAATAATTGTCTTTCAAATTTCTGGAAAATAGAAATTTCTTTTTTGTATTTCTTTTTTTTCTACCTTTTTTTCAGTAGAACCTACCATTTTATTTGATTTTTTCATAATCTAATTATTAATTTTTAAAGTAGTTTCAAATTGTATATTTATATCTAAAAATAACATTTTTCATCATTTATCACTAGTATAATTTCACAAATTTCATTTAACAACTTTTGAATTATTGACTAATCAGTCTAAAAATTGATTTCAGTCAAACTTTTCAATAATCTTTTCTAATACATCATAAAGACTTTTTTTAGCCTCATCCCTTGTCATTTTACTAGTTTCTTGAAAAATTGCAATTTTGAAAGTCCAAAATCTTTTATTCTCATAACTATCTAAATATTCCCCATCAAAATCATTTAATTCAAAACTAGCATAAGGAAATCACTCATTTTGTATAACAAAAAAATCATACACATTTTCTAATAATGATATGCTTGTTAATTCAACTTTCAGTTTATCACTTAATATATTTAACATTTTATAAGAAGTTAAGAGTTTTTAAAATTTCTTTATTCATAATAGAACCAGCTTTGGAAGTATTATCAGTAGCAACCTTATCTAAAAATGGATTTGCTTTAATAAATTTAGTTCAATTATGGACAAAAAAAGCATATTCTACATCATTGTATAATTTACCCCAATCATTTTTTTGCTCTGAATTATATCATTTTCTTAAATGTCAGCTAATTATAGGAGTACTTGGTATTGCTTTACTTTCTAAAAAAACTAATACTTTTTGTATTCATCTAAAAACTCATTTTTGGAGTTTTCTTTCATCAAAAGTTTCTATAAGTTTTTTAGCACCTTTTATTTCTAAATTAATTTGCATAATTATTTTGTTAATAATACTTTTGCAGTTTTAAAAGATAATCAAGTAAAATGTTTTACAGCTTTTACAATATATTTAGTTCATCCTATAAGAACTTTATCACTGTTTTGTATATCTACATCATTTTCAGTTAAAAGTCTTTTTATAGTCCATTTATAGGTGCTTTCTGAAGTGTCTGTAATATTAAATGTTCTATCTTCTACTCAAACAGCTTTTATATGTCAATTATATTTAATTCAAGTATTTGTGTAACTTCATTTTTTTCATACATAAATTAATTTGACAATTTCTCCCTCTGATTTGTTATGTAAAAAACTCATATTTTTTATATTTATCAAATATTGCAGTAATTGAAATAGGTAATTGTCCTTTATCAGTTCAATTTAATAAAGTAAATTCTACTTTATCTCAGTCTACTGTCTCATTTTTTAATGTTTTTCAGTCTCCAGCTTTATAATAAAACATAGCAGACAATTCAATAAGTGCAGTTTTTAAGTCCTCTGGAACTGAATTTGTATCATAACCAGCAAAATATAAAACTTTTATTGCTTTTGTTAAATTGCTAGTAAATTTAAAGTTTAATATTCCTAAATTCTTTTCTAGTGAATAATCTGTACTAGTCATTAATTCCCAATTAGGATTAAAACTATCAGAAGTATTTTTATAAACTTTATCAATTTCTACATTATGGTAATTAAAAAGAAAAACCTGCTTATTTTCTATATCACTAATTTCTTCAATAGTTTCAGTAGGTTTATTAATTATTTGAGAACAATAAGTACCAGCAAATCATATTGCTTTTTTTATCATCATATCAAGTAAATCATCTTGTAAATTATCAGTAATGCCTAAATAAATCTTTAATTGGTTTTTATCTATCATTTTTTTAATAATTATTTGTTATTTTTTTTAGTTCAAAATCAAAACATCTTTTTAATTCCAGAACCTATTGACTCATCTTTTTTCTTTTCAACTTTTTTAGTTTCTTTTGGATCTGTTTTATTTGTTTTTTCTCAAACTATTTTAAAGTTTTCTTGGTGGTATTCTAAAAATACTCCTTTTTTCATAAAAACTTTATCTCATTTTAGACAAATATCATTGTCTTTTAGTGCAATAACTTCAATTTTATTAATTGACATAATAATTTTTATTTATTAAGTAAACTAGAAAGCATAAATTTCTTTATGCTCTCAAAGTTTAGCTAATAACAACTTTAGCAAATGCTTTTCAGTCTTTAACTTTTCAACCTATTCTTTTATCAATTCTTAATGATTTTTTACCACTTTGGAAATCTCCAGCAATATGTCCCATTTCAGCAGAGAAATCTTGTTTAGTGATATAGTAATAAAAATCTTTGATATTCCCAAATAGTAATCCAGCTTTCCCAGTACTTTCAGCAGGCATTTTATTTGATAAAACTACTCTATAATCAAAAATAGATTTATTTGCTTGTCTTAATTCTGGGTAAACTAATACACCATTTGCATCTCTTTTTTGTCTTAATTTATTAAAAGTAGATTTTAACATAACAACAATATTGTTATTTTTGTTAATATTATACTTTGTATCAATTTCAGCATCAGCATCCAAAATTTCATTTTCAGTAATATCTTTATAAGCAGTAGCAGTAGAAGTTACAACTTTAACATTTGCATTTGTTAAAATACCTTCCATTTTACCACCAGTTCAATTTAAAACTTCATCTTCAATTTTACCAGCAAATTTTACTCAAACTTCTTTTATAATTAATTTATAAAGAGTTTCAGTTGTCATATCATCAGACAACATTTCATCAGTTAATGTGATTAATGCCCCTAATTTATAAATATCTACTTTAATACTTCAAGTTGTACCCTTACTTGGTGTATAATTACTACCCTCATCTAACCAATATGCTTCAGTTCATCCATCATATCTAGGTAGAGTAATAGAAGTAGCATTAATTGGTAAAGCACTTAATTCTTTAACAAGGTCAAATTGTTCAAAAATTGAATAAACATCTTTTGAAAATAAACCAAATACAAATTCAGCACCATCTCCAGCAGTTCCTTCATTTTGAAAAGTTGCTTTTACTTCCTCATTTAAGATTTCAGCAAATTGTTCTTCAGAACCAACATTGAATTTTTTAACTTTTTTAAAAGTATTTACAATAATTGATTTTGCTTTTTCTTCAGCACCCTCACCTTTTAACTCATTTGTTTCCAAACCTTTAGAAAGTTTTTTAATTTCTTCTTTCATATCATCAAGTGATTTTGCACTATCAGTATTCATTTCAGCTAATTTAGCAGAAAGTTTTTCATCCATAATAGAGTCCATAGTTATTCCTAACTCTTTCAAGAAATTTTCTTGAAATGCTTTTAATTCTTCTGGTGTCATAATCTTTTTAATTAGACAAATAAAATATTTTTTTAGCTAATTACTATCCTTTTTTAATTTGACATAGGACTTCATTTGCTCATTTTACTAAATTTTGATAAAATTGCTTTTCAGCTAATTTTTTCTCCTCATCAGTGTTTGGATTATTGTCATTATCATCTGACATATTTTTAATTAAAGTTTTTATTTCTTTAATTTCTAAATCTAGTTTATTCACTTTTTCAGACAAATCAAGTTCTTTTTTTTCATCTTCTTTTTCTTTTTCCTTTGGATCTGGAAGTTTCTCATCTTCAACAATATCTTTGACTAATCAAAAACTTTTACATTTTTCAAAAGTCTTTCAGTCCATTGAAATTGCCTCTGGATTTGCTGGGACAGCAACAAAAGAAATTTCTAATAATTCAGCTCTTTCAATTATTTTCCAGTCTTCTTGGTTTCTTTGTTTTACAATAAATCAAACTGAAACAGCTTTTAAAAATCATCCATTGTATAATTCTTTTGCTAATTTTCAAGCCTCATTTGGTGCAAAAACTCATTTTAATCTCATCCTACCCTCATCATCTTTGTAGAATTTAAAACCTTTTCAAGCTATACTTTCTACTCTATATGAATGGTCTATTAAAACAACAGGATTTTTAAACCAATTTTCAGTTTCCCAACCATCAGTTTTTATAATTTCTCCATCTCTGTCCACATCATCAGTAGTAGCAATTACATCAAAAGTATTGTCTTTAGTTTCTTTTAAATCTTTTACTTCATCATATAATTTACTGATATTATCTTCAACTAATTTTTTTAGTTGTTTATTTATTTTTGGCATAATATTTTTTAGGTTAAAAATTAATATGAAGTAATGCTATTTACAACATTTATTTCAATAGCTTTTCCACTTACAATATCATTTAAAGCTACAAATCATAAATTTTGTTTTACAGTTCAGTCATTTCCTTTTTCTCTACCATAATCAGTAAAAGCAACTTTTGGTAAAGTAATATCAATAGTTGGATTATTTCCAGCACCTAAATCAATATTTGTATCTGCTAATTTCATTTGCATTGCTCTATAATCTCCAGCTAAAGCCACATTTTTATATGTAGTTTCATCATCAAATACAGCTACAATACTTCAAGTGATTTCATAAGTTCAGTCTATTAAATCTCCTAAATCAATACCAGAATTTAAACAAAATGTTTCTTCCATTGTTTTTGCAATAGTGATTTCAAACATTTCTATACAAGAACCAGTAGCACCACTTAATCCAGCTAAATCAGTAGCCATTTTAAATAATGAGTGTCTAGCACTAAATTTATAATCTTTATCATCATAAACTACTGTATGATTTGCAGTTTCTCATTTCTTACTTTTAAAATCCATTGAAATACTTATATATTCTCATATTTTAGCACTTATAGTTATAGAACTAATCATTGCTAAAGGGAAGTTATAATCTCCATTAGGTTCTTGTATTCAAATACTTAAACTAGGACTAGTATTTACATTGTCAATTTCTAATTTATGATTATAAGCATTATTTGGGTCTAATTCAGTTGTAGTAACTTTTCATAGAACATTTAATAATAATAATCAAATACTATTTACTCTTGCAAGTCCCTCAATACTTCACTCTCCAGTTCTTTTTATTACATCCAAATCCATACCTTTAACTTTTGTACCAATAGAACTTTCATCAATAGCAGTTTCTATTTTCTCATCAAAATCTAGGTTTGTTTTTGGGTACCAAATACTAGGAGCAACAGCAGTTCATCTAGTTGTTTCTTTTCAAAAACCAACATTAATTTGTCTTCCAATATATTTCATATATTTTGTTATTAAAAAATAATATATAATTATATTACATTAATTTGCTATAATTACAAAAAAAAACTCAATTCTTTTGAGTTAGTCAATATTGAATTTTTCAATATCTCATTTCAGTTTATTTTCTACTCTTTTTCTTAATCTCCAAAATCAGCTTACAGAAGTTATATATAATTTTCTACATATTTGTTCTTCAGAAAATCTTTTTAATTTTAGAAAAATAACAAAATCTTTTTCTTTTAAATCTAATTTGTTCCAACTTTCATCACTAATCCAGATGAAAGGTTTTTTTGGGTGTTTTAAATTCATGGTGTTTTTATAAAATAGTAAAATCTACAAAAGTGTCTTGCTCTCACACATCAAACATAAATCTATAAGCTAAAGTATCAGACAAATCTGGACTTCTTCAAAGTTTTTCTTTCATTTTTTCTTTTGAAAGGATTTTAATTTTTCACTCTTTGTCAAAATCTACTTCAACAACATTTGCAAGTTCTTCTGCTATCATATCTTGGTATTCTTGTGGTAGAATACTTAAATTTACAACATTTTCAGCTACTTTTTGACTTGCTTTAAAATATAATTGAGTTTTTAAATTTTGATAATTAGGCAAAATCTCATTTCACTCATCATCAATTCACTCTGCTAAAACTTTTCATCAGTTCTTTATTCAAACATATCATCAGAAATCAACTACACCACCTCAAACTCAGTCCTCATCAATTGCTACATTACTTTTGGGTATTCAATATCTTTTTCTAAAAGCCTCCACTCTAGTATTGTATTTATCTAGTTTTCACTTTGGTATAATTTCATAGGCAATTAATTTGTATCACTCAAATACAAATATAGTAGCAAAATCCTTTCACATCCTTGCTGGGTCTCCTATAATACATCTAAATTCACTAGGAGGGCTATAATTTGAAAATAGATTATTTATATTATCATCAGTAAAAAGTCTTCAAGGAGTATCATCATAGTCAAAATTTCAATACAATAATCTTTCCTTAGTTGGTCAAG